ATATCACATTTATGTAATCGCTATCACGGGCGGTTTCGAAGGCGGTATGGTGGAGTTTACTCCAACTCTTGGTCTCGAAAAGGAAAATAAGTAAAACACTCACTCTCAAAGAAAATATTATGGAACCAACTAACGCAAATAAAATTGAAACTGCATCTGAGTCTCGCTTCAGCGCCGCTCATTTCTCGGAAGCTTTGACAGCTTATTCAACTGGATGGAAGGATCCTGAAAATTTGGCTGCAATGCTGGATTTTATTGCTCCTTCTGTTCCGGTCGGTCGCCGTTTCGAGTTCAAGAAGCAAAACAACGCGGAGGCCTTTTTGGCGGAAGCGGACGATGTTCGCGCTATAGGAAGTTCCTTTAAGCGTATCGAGTATTCGGGCACATCTGTAAATGAGAAGACGATTAATAAGGGGTTAACAATTCGCGTCGACCATGACGAGGTCATGGGTGATGACTGGCAGGAGCGTTACGTTCAGTTGCTTGTTCAGCGTCTTTATCGAAATGAAATTCTTCGTGCGATTTCGGCGTTAGATCAATCCGCTAAGCTTACAAAACTGCAGTGGAGTAAAACGAGTAACCCGGATGGCGACTTAAGAAAGTCCATAATCACAGCGGCTACTGCCAGTGGTGTTCGTCCTAATCGCATCTTGTTTAGCGAGGGTTCTTGGGATGCGCGTGCTTCAACTTATGAAAGTAAGGATAATGCTGGCGCGTTTCGTTCTGCTGATATATCTCCTGAAGAATTATCACGTAAATTGCTAGTCGATGATGTTCGTGTCATTCGATCACGCTATCAGGCGTTATCGGGGGGCAAGTTGCCGATGGCGGAGAATGCTGTTTACGCGTTCTTTGGTCAAGCAGCTGTCACAAAGGATGAGCCTTCAAATATCAAGCGTTTTGTTACGCCTACGGATTCAGGAAACGATTTCCGTGTCTACTTGGAGGAGCATGCTAAGTACACAGATATTTCTGTGGAGCATTACTCTAATATCGTTGTTACGTCAGATTTGGGTATCCAAAAGCTGGTGACAACTACTGTCTAATTATATCGTTATCCGGCTCGCTGGTCGGGCCGGATAATTTATTCTCGTTACCTAAAAAACCTCAAATTAAAATACTATGAATTCCACAGATTGGATACTTATTAAACCCAATGATGTCTACGATTACCTTGCGGCACCGCAAGTTGAGCTCCTTCGACAGCGAGCGTTAACGGAGGGGCAATCAGACCCGCTCATCGAAATTATATTAGACATCGTCATGTTCGTTCGGCTTCACCTGCCGCCTATGCTGCAATCGAGCCAAAAGCAAGCGCTCATTCCTAGAGAGCTTAAGGGCTGCGCTTGTAGACTTATTGTGGAGGCGCTTCAAAGTCGAATCCCAAATATTCGTCTTACCCCGGATCAGGTTCGTAATGCTAATAACGCGCGCAAGCATTTGTTGGATATTGCAAAGGGCGCTATTCGGTTTAGTTCTTTCCCGCAGGCCATAACGGCTCACCGGGTCAGTAATGCTCTCGTAACTCGTCAACATCTGGGAGGGCTTTAATATGAATAGTTTTTTAGAAGACTTGCAATACGATATCGCGCGTAAGCTTATGAGGGAATACTCGGGTATCCCTGTGTTTGCCTACACAGCGGATAATCTTGAGGTCACTTTGGGAACTTCTTTTGGTATGAGTCTTGTGGTAATGCCGCCTCTCCCTAAGCGCGTTGTTCCAAATCTGCCGGGTCTTGCGTACGAAAAATTGTCTATTCGTATTCGTGTTATTGAAATACCGTCTACAAATAGTACTGGCTATAGACCGCTCGGTTTTGTTGAGGATATGTGTCGTAAACTGAATCACTGGATGCCCGCTTTCGAGGGGGTGGAAACTCCTTTGGTTATTTCTGAGGAAAATCCTTGGAAGGAAATTCGCGACCCGGAAAAAATGGGGCGCTTTATTCTCGAAGCTGAATTTACTCTTTCAGCGTATCCTAAAACCCCTTACGTAAGGAAACTATATAATGAAAACGACTATTAATGGACTATGCAAAATCACCTACAAGGGAGAAACGTTTTACGCTGTAAAAGGGGTCTCTATAATCACGGAATGTGTTTATAGTACGATCAATACCTCTGTTCAGGGTGTACAACGCGTTTGCCGCAATTTAGTAACGGAAGTTTCTTTTATCCCTGTTTTTGAGTGGACGGATAAGCGTTTTGATACGCTTTTTCCTTACTTTTCAAACTGTTGTGGTAAGAGTATCTTTCAATCGTTTAGCGGCGAACTCGTTATAGAAACTATCAGTGGAGATGTTGTTACCTTTTCTAGGGCAGCGGTTTCGCGAATGCCTTCACTGGAGTGGGGCTCAGATAGGGTCTTTGGTGAATTATCACTAAGATCTCTTGGTGCTCCTGTCTCGTCACGTTCTACAGCCTACGGGTTTAAGAACATAAAGCCTAAAGAGAAAATATCTCTCGCTTCGGGGCCTTTTCAGGTCTCATGGGGAAACGAATCATTAAGTAGCGCCATTGCTGCGGAAATCGCTTTTTCATTGGATTTGGAGAAGGTATTTTCAGATGAAAGTGGAGTTGTAGATTATGTCATTAAAGAGATGTCATCTCAGATTAAACTTGATCATTATTATGACCGAGATGCCGCTTTTGCAGAGCGACATTACAGGCCTGGGCAATCTCTAATGAGCCTTGCTCGGCCAATTCGTCTAGAATCCACTAATCTTGCTTGCATTATCGAGGATGTCTTTCTCGCCAAGCGAAAAGAAACGTGTGCTTCTGGAAGACGCGTACAAACGCTCCATGAATCCCTTTGCGACTCATCGAAGAGAACTTTCAAGCTAACCCAGAACTAGAAAATAAAATGAAAATCATATTTGATAAATTAGAAATTGCTCGTGGAACCGCATTCAACGAATCCCCTTATGATTTATATATTAAGGGGGGTAAGGAGATTCAGGTAACCCAGTCCTTGCGTGCCAAAACAATCAAAACAAATGACCGTGGAAACTTTGAAACACGTATTTCATTCCGTGTTCGAAGAGAACATGGATCGGCTGAAGAGGCAGTTGCGTATGCGCTTCTCCATCCTGCAGAAGTTTCCCGCTATTCCGGGAATGTCATGTTTTTGCCGGAAGGAGACGTGATTTCATCTAAAATGCTCCTAAAAGAAGCTGCAGTAACAAGTGTCAATTGCAATTCCATTGGAGCATCAACTTATCTTAGATACGAAATTGTGGGGGGTGAGTTATGCAAAATGAATTAATTGAGCTAAGGCAAGCTATCAACGACTTGAGGGAGGAGCTTTCTCATCAGCAATTAAGTATTGAAGCTATTAAGCGCTTTTTCGAGCAAGCGATCGAAGCGCAGGATCTACGAATTAGAAACCTGAGGAATGAACAATGAATTGGAAATTGGAATATAACGGAAAAATCAAATCTTTTGCCGATTGGGGCCTTTCTCAACTAACCTTGAGAAGTCTCAATCAGGGTAAGGATATCGTCACCTTTTCCTTGATTGGGAATAACTTATATGATGAGGATCTTTTTTCTCCGGAATCATCTATTAGGATTGTTAAAGGAAAAGAGACTTGGTTTGCAGGCCGCGTTATTAAGACTCCTGGCATGGGCGATCCTTTTAAGGAGGAGAAGCGATATGAAGTTGCCGGCCCTTGGTGGTATTTGGAGAATCTAATATACCAGCAGGAATGGCGAAGTGGACCAAGTAAAACTATCCTTTCCAGCCGTGTCATCTTGGGGCGGAAGGGTGATGGAAATCGCTGTAATGCCAATGATCAAATCAGAGAGATTCTCCAGTATGCGATACAGTCAGGGGCTCCGTTCGATTTAGGCGATCTGGATGTTGCTGCTGAGTTTCCTTATGATGAGGCTAAGGACATTAGTTGTGCCGAGGCAGTTCAGCGCATCTTACGTTGGGTGCCCGATGCTGTTGTTTGGTTTGATTATTCAAAAAAAACTCGTCCTTTGCTGTATATTAAGAGACGTTCTGCGATGACAACGTTCGATCTATCGCTTAATGATGCTTCTGGTGTTCAAAATTTAAGAATAACGCCACGTCACGATTTAGTATTGCCCGGTGTGATTATTAAGTATGAAAGGCATCACAAGTCGAACGATCAGCAATGGATCACGATTCAAGAAGATAAATTTCCTGAAAATATGAGTGATAAGGCTTTTAAGGCTTTGGTGATGACGGTCGAGCTTGATGGTGGTGGAGCGACTCATGTGAAGCAAAAGGTTTCCGTTCAGCCCCTAGATGTTAATGATGAAAGTTGGTGGATAGGCCACATGCCTTTCTTGCGTAGTGCTAAACCAGGTAGTATTGTTATTGAAAGCTCAGCGCGAACGGGCACCCTTCCTAATGAACTGATTTCTGGGGGCATTTCCAAATGGATGCCCGTTTCGGTCGAAGAAGAAGTAATCCGTGCAAAAATTTCGTATGAAACCGAGCATGAAACGGTAAATGGCCGGGAGGTAGCGGTTCGTGTTTATGCGACAAATGCAACAAGCCGTTCTTATTATAATAGGGTCTCCTCTGCTTCGGGGGAAGAAGTACCGGTCGGTTTGTCTAAAGTGCTCTATGAATCTGTCAGTAAGTTGCATTATGATGGGGAGGTTCAGTTGGAGCAGAATGAAGTTGGTGGCGCTAGTCTTATGGGCTCAGTTATCAATATTAAAGGAGGTAAAAAAGAATGGGAGACTATGTCCGCTGTTATTCAAGAAGTTCGCATGGAGGTCGATTATGGACGAACTTATCTTCGTTTTGGAACGCCAAAACATTTGGGTGCAGATGACTTAATCGAGTTAACGCGCAATAATCGTAGACGTACCGCGGCTCGTAGTGCTATAAGGCGCATGAGACCATCAAAGCGTAATCAAGGTTTATTGGAGCAATCTACCCATTCTCGTATCGAGAATACAGACACAACTGGCAGCGCTTACGAGCGATTGGAATTCAAGAGTAAGGGGAATCCTGAGCGCAAAATTATCGTTGATGCCGGTGGTATACTCAAGGACTTGGTGGTTCAGCTGCGTGAAGAAGGTGTCTGTGAAAACGGTCAATTAAAAAGGCGGCTTGTCTTGTGCAGTGAGCCTTATCAAGAGCAGGACAGCAAAACCAAGGAAACTATATGAAAAAAGCAGAAGCATTCGTAAATCCCGTTAATCAATACGGTCTTCCACATTGGTATATCCCTTGGATCTCCCTTCCGGAGTCTACGGATATTTATTTCAAGACACCTCAAGCGTTGTGCCGCTTTTATTGGGCTCTTGATTATTTAAGGGTACATTATACTTATGAAATTAACGGAACGACTATCGAGCGTGATTTTAACGTGAGTGCAAATTTGGCTCCAAAAGAGCGCTTATGGAGGGCTCCTTTGGTGTATTCAAGTATAGTAGACGAAGAAATTGCTTACGTTGGCAACCTAGGCATGGCACACATCAAGCGTAACGATGAGGCTGGGTTGTTTCTTGTCAAGTGGGAGTTGTTCGAAAGCGATGCGGATAAGAATTTCATATTAAGTAATCAAGTATTGCCTGGGATGAAATTATTGAGTCAAAAACAGTTTAACCTTATGGGGCAAACCGCGAATATTTACCTATACTCCAATCGAAAAGGGTGGCAAGGCAAGATACACGCTGCCTCGTTGGATGCTATTTATTATCAATGGTGATAAATCACTTTTTTGGGATGAGTGTATGCAAGGTTTTGGTGCATATAGCTTCCGTGAGTTCCTTGACATTGACTGCTTTCTTTTGTAACTGCTCTTTTAATATTGGAAAGTTGTTTGCGATTTCGCTTTTGGTTGTGAATTTTTCAAAATACGAGATATCGTAAAAAAATAGTGGCCAGACTTTTACGAGGCCCCTTTCGCCTTGTAGTTCGATGCGATGTTCGAGGATGCCGAGATCGAATAATTTAACAATGGTGTTGAGTTGAATGTATTGAACGCCATTCCAGTTTGAGATAGGGTGGTCCATGAGCGCATTGAAGAATTTGTGAGCACCTTTGGGATTTTTTAAACACTTATTGAGTAGTACCTTGATATCCTTCTTGGATCTGGTGAATTGGAGCATTTGGAGAAGGTAGCCTGGTTCGATATCAAGTTTGCTAAAGTTGGAAACTTCTTCTATGGAGAAATTAAAATAATCAGCCAAACATTGTTGTGATGGGTTTAATTTAACTTCAACTTCTGGTGTCGCTATATAGCGGTTTATTAAAGGGTTTTTTATGGGCGAATGGTTCGTGCTTTTAGTATACGAGGCGCCCTTGTCTTTTGTATTGACAGTTTTTGTGCCTGTAGAGTTGTGTGTGTTGACTTTTTTTATTTTTTTATTTATCT